TTCAAGGTGCTATTGGTCTTCAAGGTGCTATTGGTCTTCAGGGTGCGATTGGTCTTCAAGGTCTTATAGGTCTCCAAGGTGACATTGGCCTTCAGGGTGACATTGGTCTTCAAGGTGCTATTGGTCTTCAAGGTGCTATTGGTCTTCAAGGCGCTATTGGTCTTCAAGGCTTAATTGGTCTTCAAGGGGCGGATGGTTCCCCAGACACAGCGGCAGAGGTACTAACCAAGATTAAGACGGTTGACGGGGCAGGATCGGGTTTAGATGCCGACTTACTTGATGGCGTTGGGGGTTCTGGTTATGTAAACATAACTTCCACCCAAAGCATTGGAGGTCAAAAGAACTTTAATAACGTAGTGCGTTTAACAGGCTCTGAAATAGGCAGTACTCCTTTATTTAGAATGACAGCAGGCACAAGCAGTGACGCAACAATACAGTTTGGCGATTCTGGTGACTTCGATATAGGTAAAATTAATTATGCCAACTCTGACAACTCAATGTCATTTACTACTAACGCGGGGGAAAGAGCTAGAATTACTTCAACAGGTGACTTCCTTTTAGGGAAAACTACTTATAGCACATCTAGTGTAGGGTGTATTCTTGATGCTAGCGGTTTAATATACGCTACAGCTAACCTTACTGGGTATCAAGGCATCAATGTAAGGAATAACTTTTCAACAGATTCACTAGCAGGTCTAAAGACGTTTAACGGTGTAGCACAAATAACCGCTACTTCCGCTACTGGTGGTGGACATAGTATTGCTATGGATGGTGGATTAAGTGGAGAGTATGCAAGATTCACTAGTGCCAAGCGACTTGGCATAGGCATTACCGCACCGGCTGAAGCACTGCATGTTGTTGGCAACATAGTGGCTACAGGTAACATTACTGCTTATTATTCTGATGAACGCCTTAAAGACTTTAAGGGAACTATCTTTAACGCACTAGATAAAGTTAACCAGCTTAACGGTTACTACTACACTCCTAACGAAACTGCCCAGTCTCTTGGCGTAGATTACAATGGCGTGGAGGTCGGTGTTTCTGCTCAGGAAGTTGAAGCAGTGTTACCAGAGATTGTTACCAAGTCTGCAATCGGTGATGACTACAAGACTGTATATTACGAAAAGCTAACCCCTCTTCTTATTGAAGCTGTAAAAGAACTGACTCAAAAAGTAGAGAAACTAGAATTAAAATTAATTGAGATGGAGAAATAATTATGGCTGTACTCTGGAACATTTTGGCGTTAGATGCTAACGTAGAAACAGGTGCAATTAACACTGCTCATTGGGAAGCTTCTGACTACGAAGTTGTTGATGGCGTAACTCATAGAGGCCGTAGGTATGGATCTGTCGGCCTTAAAGCTAATGTAGACGCTCAAGGCTTTATTCCTTGGGCTAAGGTTACCAAAGAAAACGCTATGGCATGGACGAAGGCTGCTTTAAATGCTTATAAATCTGATTTTAGTGATGAGGATTCTGAAATTGATAAAGTCGATTCCATTGAAAGATTTATTGCTGATGACATTGCTAAGTCTAAAGTCCCAGTAACCACCAGTGTGAATCCTTGGGTTGTAGCAGAGCAAAAAGCCGCTAATGAAGCTGCCCTTGCCGCAATTGCAGAATCTGAAGGCGGTGATTAATGACTCTTGCCGCTTCAGGAACAATGTCTCTTGCTGGCACTGAAACTGATAGGTCAGTTCAAGTGGAGCTTGGTGGTGATGGTACTACGCAGATGTCTATGAATGACGCTGCGGTCAGAGAGTTAGGAGGTCAAGAAACGGCAGGTAGCGCAATTAATATGTCTACTGATTTTTATGGAGCTTCTACCGTCTCTGGGATTACTGCTAGATATTGGCGTTTTACTAAATTTATACCAAACCAAAGCGGGTCTTTTCTTACTAGGATGGAGCTTTACACGGGGTTTGCGGGAGGTGGAAGCACTCTATGCACAACCAGCAACATTAACCGTAACTACGATGGTTATAATTCAACTTACAATTATTTAAAGGTTTTAACTACCTCTACTTATCAGGGTTGGTGGTTACTTGGGCAATCTGCGGCTAACCAGTTTGGCTATTACATTGGTTTTGATTTAGGAAGTGCAACAGAAGTTAAAAGTTTTTTGATTAGTGTTTACAGTAATGGCAGTTACGGTTGTTCTTCTATGGTTTTGCAATCATCAACAGACAATACAAACTGGACTGACAGAAAAACTGTTACTTTTGGGGATAGTGTTATACCAGCGGCAGATAGAAATCAAACAATTGACTTAACTTTAACGGAAACAGACTTAACTGTTACTGAAGGCACTGACATTTTTTCTTCTGCTGCATACTATGGATTTAGAGAAGAGCGTAACCCTGACGTTGGTTCAGTATCCCCAACAAGCTTAACTTTTGATGGTAAGACTCATCCTCTCCGTGACGCATATCGCAGAGTAAATCGAAGCGGCGGCGTAAATAATGACAGTACATCTGCATTCTGGTTTATCCTGTACAACGCCTCTGACGGCACTGCGCCTGCTGACGATTGGTTTTCCTCCCTTACCTTACAAACATCAGGAGATTCAGCTACTCTAACTCCAGCCGAGGCTACAATTGTTACGTCAGGTTCTGGATCAACTGGTCGTAAAGAGTGGAGATTCTTTTCTAGTGACTTTACAGCTACTGAGCTAACGAACTTTTCTACTCAGTGGGATGGCACCGGCACGTCAACAGTAACTTTTACAGAGTAATTAAATGACTATTATATTGAACTACGACACTCCCGCCGAAGGTCAAGTTAGACTGGCAGGAACTTATGAGGCAGGTGAAACTTCTGGTTCTTTTTCTTGTCCTGTTTTGTACAACGCTGAGGGGCAGGACATGGTTACAACAGAAGCTCGCACAAGACTTACCATACAGGAATCTTTAGATTCTGAAATTACTTAACTTTAAAGGGGATAAAAATGAAATACTTATTACTAGCAATACCATTGGCTTTGATGGGCTGCCAAACTTTCAATGCTGCCGTAGATGGTGGGCAAAACATTGTAAATAAAACCATTGCTGCTACCGGTTCAGCAGCGGCGGACATTACGCAAGCGGTAGGCGCAGATGTAACCAGCACGATTACTTATGGGACTGATGGGGTAGCTGACGGCATCCGCAAGGCTACCAACGCCGAGAAAAAGTAAACACATAAGGATCAAAAAAATGGATAAATTCAAAACCGCAGTTACCATAATTGCAGCAGAGGAAGGGTACAGGGCTAAAGTATACCACTGCACCCTAGGCTACCCTACAATAGGGGTAGGCTTAAAGGTAGGGCACCACGGGCAGCCTCTTGGGGATTTCAAGGGGTTTCCGAGTATGCCGAGGGATGTGGCAGAACTCTGGTGCAGAATACACGCAGAAGATGTGGAGGCTAGTTTTAAAAAATATCCTCTTATTCTGGCGGCGGCTGAAAAATGCAATGATGTGCAAAAAGCCGTTTTAATCTCCATGGGGTATCAGTTGGGCGTTTATGGCTTAAGCAGGTTTAAAAGGATGTTGGGCCATTGTATTAGCCAAGCTTTTGAAAAAGCAGCGGAAGAAATGCTTGATTCACTGCTGGCAGACCAAGCCCCGAAAAGAACAGAAAGACAAGCAAGGATGCTTACGACTGGGAAGCTTTTGGAGTATTACGGGGGTAGCCTATGAAGTTCTTTAAGAGCCTAATTGGCCCCGTAGCGGATCTACTAAGCGAGGTTGTGCCTGACTCAGACATGCGCATGAAACTGGCAGCAGAGATTGACACGCTGGCATCTAGGCAGGCCACAGAGCTAGCAAAGGGACAGCTTGAAGTTAACAAGGAAGAAGCAAAAAGCGCTTCGATGTTTGTGGCGGGTTGGCGCCCGTTTATCGGGTGGACTTGCGGGATGGCGTTTTGTATGAACTTTATCTTGATACCCTTCGGGAATTTTGCCCTGTTGTTATCTGGCTCGGGTGTAGTTTTGCCGGGTATCGACCTGGCAACAATGATGCCCGTCCTAGGCGGCATGTTGGGTCTTGGTGGATTAAGGACATTCGAAAAGGTAAAAGGAGTTTCAAAGAACCAGCCAAGCGCAGTTGATAAAATAGTGAGTACCGGCATAAACTACGCAACTAGTAGAATACGAGGTAAGTAGTAAGCAACCCCCTAGGGCGTCCGTAATGGGCATCTTAGGGGGTTTGTTTCCAAATTAGAGTGTTACACAGCTATAACGCGAACACGCCACCACAGGCAAGTAGGCGGCGTTTAAGGCGTTGGCGTAGGCTTGTATCTCCAAGGCAGACCACGGCGTACCGTCATCGTGAATAAATGTAGGAAGCTCCGCGGCCTTTTTCCAGTAGGCTTTGCTTTCGGCCTTAGTCTGCTGGGTGCCGTCTGGGTTAAAAGTAGGTATTGGGTCAAAGATAGAGCAGCCCGGAGATAACAGAAGTACCGATATTAACAATAAATTTTTCATTTTGTTACCTGAGTTGCCCCCGAAGGGGCGGTTAGATTATTCAGCGTCTGCGACTAACTTTTCAAAATGCTTTAAATCGTTTTCGAACATAGCGCCAAACCTTACGTGCTCTTCGGGAGTCATCATAGCCAAAGTGGCTTTTAAAGATTGAACTTTTTCTTCATAAGTAGGGATTAAGTTATACATTTTATTTATCTCTGTTTCGTTGAATGTGCGCCTATTATAAGGCACCCGGTAAGCTTGTCAACACTTTATTTAGTTTCTTTTAAAAGTATTTAAAAGAATGTTCAGTTCGATAATTCCAAACTCGCAACCTTTGATTCGGTCGTTATCACCACACAATATGTTGGCTTCCAGTGCTTTTTTTAAGTCAGCAATTTGGGCGTTAATGGTTGCTTCGATGTTTGTAATATTCATTTTATTTATCTCTGTTTCGTTGAATGTGCGCCTATTATAAGGCACCCGGTAAGCTTGTCAACACTTTTTCGCACCAAAATTTCGGGTTATGCTACACTTTTTCGCACCAATGTCGAATTACTAGCGCCTACTATATATACAAAGCCCAAAAAATGCCCTAAAAAGTTAAAACTACCCATTATGATCAACAACCAAAAACACAGAGGCCAGAAAATGACACCCACAGAATTCCGAGCACTATTACTAGATTACGACTCCGACAGCAGAACCCAAAAAGCCCGCGTTGAAGGCATACTTCGCAGACAACCTACGTTGATGGCTGTTTATTTGGCTGTTATCCATGCGTGAAGCTGGCCTCTTTGTGGGGCATACGTCATGCGAAGCGTGTGGGTCCTCAGATGCAAACGCTGTATATGATAACGAAGACATCCAGACCACCTATTGTTTCGCTTGCCAAGCTACCGGCACACAAGAAGAGGAGATAACTATCCAAGGTTTCGAAAAAGTAAGTACCGAGGTCCCCGAAGTCCCCACCCTAGCCCGTGGTTTCCGTGATCGAAAGATTACCAGAGCCGCCGCCGAGTTCTTCAATGTAACCGTGGCAATGAGCGGCGACGATATCACCCACCACTACTACCCCTACACTAAATTAGGCGAGGTTACAGGGTACAAGGTTCGGCAGGTAGACGGTAAAATATTTAAAGCCATAGGCGACAAGAAGAACACCGAGCTATTTGGCCAGTCAAAGTTTAGCCGAGGTGGTCAGAAGCTGATAATAGTCGAAGGGGAGCTTGACGCCCTCGCTGTGGCACAGTCGATGCTTGACGAGTACAAGAAGGTCTTTCCCGTTGTATCGGTCCCTGACGGTGCCCAGAGTGCCGCCAAATCTATCTTGGCCAACCGCGAGTGGGTCAGATCGTTTAATGAAGTTATTGTTATGTTCGACCAAGATACTCCCGGCCAAGATGGCGCCAATGAAGCAGCCAAGGTTATCGGAGCGGATAAAGCCAAGATTGCAAAGCTAACCACAAAAGACGCCTCTGATGAATACGTAGCCCTCGGGGCCAAGGGTATATCAAGCGCTGTTTGGAATGCGGCAAAATGGCAACCCGCGGGCATAATTAACGCAAAAGACACCTGGGAGATATATCAAAGTGAAAAAGACGCAGAGTACCAGTCGTTTCCGCCGTTTCTTGAGGCACTTAACGAAAAGATCCATGGAACACGCTCGGGCAGCATTACGATGCTTACTAGTGGCACTGGATGCGGTAAAACTACATTCGTTAAAGAGAATATCTACCACATCTTGCGCACTACTCAGGATCAGATTGGACTTGTTAGCTTGGAGGAGAGCACAAGCGAAACTGTTAGGGGGTTCCTCAGTCTCGATTTATCTAAGAGGGTCGGACTTCCGGGTGTGGATGTATCTATTGAAGAAGAAAAAGCTGCGTTTGATCGCACTTTGGGCACTGGTAGAGTTCTTATGCTTGATCATCAAGGGAGTTGTGAAGATACTTCTTTGGTCGATAAACTGGAATTTCTTGCTTTATCTGGGTGTCGGCATCTTGTTCTTGATCATATTACCATTGCTGTATCTGAGTCGCGTGATGGTAATACTAATCAAGCCATAGATAGTTTAATGTCGCAATTACTCAAGATCACCAAGAAACACGATGTACACATTACCTGTATCAGTCACCTGCGAAAGGTGGGAGGTGGTAATACGTCATTCGAGGATGGCGGTGATATTAGTATGGACGATTTAAGGGGTTCAGGTTCGCTAAAACAGATTTCTGCGCAAGTCATCGCACTATCGAGAAACCTATCAGCCGAATCAGAACGTGAAAGACACACAGTAAAAGTAAAGGTTCTAAAAGACCGCTGGACAGGCGCAACTGGATGGGCGGGGTGTTATCAATTCGACCACGCCACCGGACGCCTCAAGCGGGCGGAAGGGGCTTTTGATTCTAACGGATTTACAACGGAGGAATAAAAATGAAAGCACTATTGTACGTGTTGCTTTTTCCGACTATGGTTATAGTGGGGCTTTTGGCGACTTGTTGGTCTGCAATCTGTCTGCCGGTCCAAGCGTCAAAGGCTACAATAAAAATGATAGATAAACTTACAAGCGAGGTGGATACACTATGACCGATATACAAGACTTTATTGGATCTATTGATGAGGAGGAAAGAACCGCAGCATTTGGGCGGATGTTAAACGCGGGCGCCATGGTTAACCTTGACGAGGCTATCATTGCCACGCTAGAAGCCCTTTCAGACGGTGGCGAGTATACAGGCACCGATTATATGATTGACCCCTATGCGGTCTTAGATGGCGTCAATACCCTATTCCGGGGGCTTGATATGAACCCGCTAGAAAGTGAAGCTTATAAGATATTGCAAGACTGTTGCGACTGTATGGAAATAGAGGACGAGGGCAAACCATGAGCGTATTAGATGAAGCTACGCCCGCAGAGTGGGACGCGGCAACCAAAAAGACCCTAGAAAATATTTACGGGGTAAACGAAGAGAAAGTTAAATACTGCCGAGACTTTGGGGAAACCCGAAAGACTCAGGTAGGCGGTACGCATTACATTAAAGAAGGCGGTATTCAGCCAATAGAATTTATCACATCAAACGAAATCCCTTTTAGAGAGGCCAACGTCATTAAATACGTGTTCCGACACACCAACAAAAACGGCGTAGAAGACTTGCTAAAAGCTAGAGATTATATTGATATGATAATAAACGATTATAAAACTAAACAGGAGAAATAAAGAATGATCTTAAAAAATGTTGAAATTATGTGGGCACACCTTGAACCAGAAAACCCAGATGGAGGTTTTGATAAAGCAACCCCACAATGGAACCTGCAAGCTATTACTAGAGACAAGTCACAAGCCGAAGAGTGGAAGGCAGCAGGACTCACCCCAAAGCCTGACAGTGACGACACCGGTTTAATGTTCAAGATTAACGTCAAAAAGCTATGCGAGCAGAAAAACGGCCAGCCTAATAAGCCCGTCCCCGTTGTAGGTAGGGATATAATGCCAATTGAAGACGTTTCAATTATTGGTAATGGCTCTGTGGGTAACGTGAAAGTCCGAACTTTTGACTACGATTTTAACGGTCGCCAAGGCGTAGGCGTTCGATTGGAGTCGGTGCAAATTACAAAGCTGGTCGAATACAAAGCAGCAGGCAGCGCAATTCTTGAAGGCTTTGATGCGTTTGATGCTGACGACACTAGCACAGACGACTGCGATGCTTATTGATATTGTGTTTATGATCGTGGGGGCCGTGCTGGTCTCCGTGTTTATCGACAGCCAAAACTACAAATAAAACTAAAAGAGGTCTTTTATGAAACCATTAAAGGTAATATTCGACGCAGAAACCAACGGTTTAAACCCAGACGTTATCTGGATGATTGCTACAGAAGACCTTGACGGAGATAAAGGCTTCTTTACTGATTACGAGGACGGCTACCCCTCTATCTCTGAGGGGCTGGCTTACCTCAGCTTGGCTGATGTACTTATAGGCCACAATATAATTTCTTATGATTTACCCGTATTAAAAAAGCTTTGCAACTGGCAGCCTGCCAAATCTCAAAAGCTGGTAGATACAATGCTACTCTCACAGATGAACGATTTCGAGCGCCCACAGTTCGACCATCTAGTGAAGAATAAGTTTGCTGGCAAGCATAACATGAAGGTATGGAGTCAATTTTTAGGAGGTGAAGAGAAGCACGAAGATCCTAGCTGGCTGGAGTATTCCATTGAAATGCGGGAGCGCTGTATCTCTGACGTATCAATTAACGTAAAAATGTACCGCTATATGATGCAAGAAATCAAAGCGATTGTTGCAGCCTCCCCCAACTACGGCCAAGCTATAAAGCTAGAACATGATCTGGCGCTGGCAATGGCAGATCAGGAGGCTAACGGCTGGCTAATTGACACGGTAGCAGCTAAGAAACTTTTGGCTTATATTGAAGTCGAGATGTCCAAAATAGAGCTTGAAGTTGAGCCACTGCTAAAGCCTCAAAAGGTGTATCTTGACAAAGAACCCCGAGAAGCCAAGCGCCTTTTAAGTGGTGCTTGGGATAGAGTCACCCGCGACTGGTTCGGAGACCGTGAAGTTGTCAGCCCTTATCAGCGTTTTCGAATTGTAGATATGAAGCTCGGCAATAACGAAGCGGTCATTAATCTACTGTTGGAAAACGGGTGGGTGCCGACCGAGTGGAATTGGGGACGCACTGAGGAAGGTAAGTTTTTCAAGAAGTCCCCCAAGCTTACCGAAGACAGCTACGACAGTATCAAAGGTGACCTAGGAAAATCCGTGGCACACTGGCGGGTCTTACGATCCCGTAGGGGCTTTATCACTGGTATCTTTAAGAACATACGTGAAGACGGCCACCTGTCGTGTAGGGCGTTTACAGTGGGTACAAATACCTACCGTTGTCGCCATGCTGGCATTGTTAACGTTCCCGGCGCCTATGCTGTCTTAGGTAAAGAGATTCGAAGCTTATTCCACTCGGCGGCGGGTCGCTCAATTGTAGCGGCTGACTCTGACGGCAACCAGCTCCGCGGGATGGCTCATTATGTGAATAACCCCGAGGTGAGCAAGGCTATTGTCAGTGGCTCAAACGATGACGGTACAGACATCCATACACGCACAGCGAACATTGTAGGCGTTTCGCGGCCTGTAGTTAAAAACCTGACTTATGCCCTAATCTTTGGCGCTGGTGATAATAAACTAGGCGAAACCGCAGGCATGAAAGGGGACGGCCCAGCGTTACGGGCGAAGATGGAAAGCGCTTACGAGGGACTAAAGCCCGCCATTGATAATCTAAAATATCAGTGGATGGTCAACCGCCACACTTTTAGCCGTGGGTTTATCTATGGCCTAGATGGTCGCCGGATATACTGTGAAGACCATAAAGCCTTTAACGCACTACTTCAGGGCTTCGAGGCGGTAACTTGCAAGGCTGCTTGTGTTGAAGCTGTAAGGATGATTAAGGCAGAAGGATTAGACGCCAAGGTCATAGCGTTTTACCACGATGAAATCAACTGTGACGTCGCAGACAAGGATACTCAGCGGGTTGGAGAGATCCTGGAGTACTGTTTAGGCCCGTATGTAACCGAAAAATATAACTTGAATATCGCCATGGGTGGCACGGCTCAGGTCGGAAATTCTTGGTACGATGTTCACTAACCAAATAGGGGAATAATATGAATTTTGAAGCAGTAGAGGAAAAAGTAATTGCGTGGCACTACGCTCGAAACCTTATTGACGGCAGCAGCGACATCCAGCAATTCGAAGGGAAGCTGTTAGAAGAGGTTGAAGAGTTGCGTATGGAAATTCAGTTTGCACAAAGCCCAGTAGATTCCATAGGGGACATAATGGTTGTGCTATGTAACATTGCCACCCGCAACGGCCTAACGCTTACAGAGTGCCTTAGCCACGCCTATGGAGACATCCAGCACCGCAAAGGCCGCATGGAAAATGGCGTATTCGTTAAAGAACTTGTTGATCAATCTAAATAGGAGAAACCCAAATGCAAAAACCATATATAGTTTTAAGCCAATACCCTTATGAGTGTGAAATTGGCAGTTCACCCGATATTAGCGTCACCCACGTTTTGCATGAGAGAGATGCATCACTCCCCGAGATGCTAGAATTTTGTGAGACGTTCATTAGAGCTTGTGGGTGGACTCTTGACGGATCTCTTATCGTTCAAACAGAAGAAGAGGCGCCCCCACATGCACGTACTCATTGATGGCGACGTTGTTCTTTATCTGGCTCTCTGGCGAAATGAAACGGCAACGCTAGAGTCTGCTATTAACCACTACAACGATATTATCGAAGATACAAAGGACGCCTGTTTTGCGGATACTGTAGAAATCTTTTTATCGTCTGACGGGGAGAACTTCAGGAAAAACCTGTACCCCGTTTATAAATCCAACCGAAAGGGCAAAGAATCCCCGCCGTTTATGTCGGAGCTAAAAGCCGCGGTGTTAACGTGGGACAATTCCCGAGGATCTCCCGGAGGGGAAGCCGATGATTATTTGCTAATTCGGGCGGCAGAGCTAGACGAGCAAGGGAAGCCGTGGATTATTGCCACGGTGGATAAAGATTTAAAAACCTATCCGGGCTTATTCTACAACCTCAGAAGCCACCAAATCGACAAGGTTGGCGAAAGACGAGCGTATACTTTCATGATGCAACAGTTTGTTATGGGCGACAGTGTAGACGGCATCAAAGGCCTCAACGGCTGGGGGCCGGTCAAAACTGCTGGCATTATTAACCCGTACCATGGATTAGAGGAGAATTTTAAAAAGACCAAGGAGGTTTGGATTGAAAACAACAAAACCGATAACACGCAAGCGGCGTACAACGAAACCGCCAATCTTGCTTTCATTAGACGTAATAAAAACGACCTGTACCCATTGGACTTTTGGGCAATGTCTGGAGACGACTTTAGAAAAACCCTACGGGTTTCTGTATCGGATTACGCGAGTAGCTGACGGCAAGGACTACATCGGCCAGAAAAGCTTTCACACAAAAAGCAACCCATGGCCCTACTATATGAGTAGCTCGAAAGGTCTCAAGGCCGAGATAGAAGCGGCAGGGCCAAATTATGCTAACCTGTTTAGCTTTGATGTGCTGATGCTTTGCGGCGACCGTAATAGCCTATCTTTAGCTGAGACAACTTTGCAGATATTCGAAGACGTTATTCACAACCCCAACAACTTCAACAAATCCATAGCTGGCCAAAAGTTTCTTGGCCCCACAAAGCACACTCCAGAGACCCGCCAAAAGATTTCAGCGGCACTTTCTGGGGCGCATGATGGCCAGCATTATCCCCATTTTAAATAGAGGTATAAAATATGAGACCAAATAACAACAAATATATTGGCCAGAAATTTGGTGACCTACTTATCTTGAACTGGTTTCGCACCGGTGACAGCCAGCACCTGCACTTTTTGGCACAGTGTGGTTGTGGCGTAGAAACCACTGTAAGAAAATCAGATGTACTACGAGCACACACCACCCGCTGTGGTTATTGCTCAAAAACTGCTAAAAAGAATATCCGTTCAAGGATCTCGGAATACGTAGAAGTATTTTTTGAAAAACCTGGCGTAGAATTCTTTGCACAATCTAACGCAAAATCTAATTAATTTTAAGGGGACATAATGACCACCACCACCACCAATTACCGCAAATTTTCATCCTATGAGAATTTTATTTACCTCAGCCGATATGCTCGCTGGATTGAGGACGAGGGCCGTAGAGAGCAATGGCCCGAGACTATCGACCGCGTAATTAAAGCGTTCCAAGTTCAAACCCAAAACAACCACCACATCCCGTGGGAAGAGCTACGCACAGCCATGCTAAATCGTGATGTGATGCCGTCGATGCGTGTAATGATGACAGCAGGGAAGGCACTCGACCTAAACCATATTGCGTTGTATAACTGCGCCTTTACTGATATTGACAGCCTCGAATCTTTTTCTGAGATTCTCTATATTCTGATGCACGGAACGGGCGTGGGTTTTTCTGTTAAACAGGAATCAATGAACCGCTTACCCGTTATCGAGAGAAAGGGTAACGATCTTATCACGGTAGAAATCGAGGACAGCAAAGAAGGCTGGAGAGATTCGGTATTTGAGGGGATTGCGCTCCTGGCTGGTGGGTATCATGTGGTTTACGACTACAGCAAAATCAGGGCAGCGGGCGAACGTCTCAAGACCTTTGGTGGCAGAGCTTCAGGTCCAGCGCCCCTGGTATCTTTGCACGAGTACATAGACCGCATTTTTACAGCCGCTGGAGGCCGTAGGCTGAAGACCGCAGAATGTCATGGTATCGTTTGCAAAATCGCGGAGGTGGTAGTTGTGGGCGGTGTACGGCGCTCGGCGTTGATCTCTCTCTCTGACCTTGACGATAAATCTATGGCAGAAGCTAAAACAGGTGAGTGGTGGGTAAACCACGGGGAATATGCGCTGGCAAATAACTCCGCAGTGTACGAAACTAAACCAACGGCAGAGGAGTGGGACAAGGAATGGGGAACAATCGTGGCATCTGGTTCTGGGGAACGCGGGATCGTAAACATGCTATCCGCCAAGAAAAAGTGCAAAGAGATCGGCAGGGACGAAACCAAGATAATGGGAACAAATCCTTGCGGGGAGATTCTGCTCAGAAACGGGCAATTTTGCAACCTCTCGGAAGTGGTGATCAGGCCTGAAGATACCCAAGAAACCCTCGGGAACAAGGTAGCCTTAGCGTCGATTATTGGCACGATTCAAAGCACGTTTGACGGGATCAAAGGATTATCCCAAAAATGGATCACCAACACCAAGGAAGAACGACTACTCGGCGTATCTCTCACGGGCATTATGGGGAACAAGTTAACCAACGGCAAGGAAAGCGATTTAGAGGCCCGTTTAACGTCCCTAAGAGCCGTTGCAAACAATACTAACGTAGCGTATGCCAGGATTCTAGGCGTCCCTAAATCGGCCTCTGTGACCACTGTGAAGCCCTCGGGCACCGTGTCGCAATTGTGCGGAGTCTCAAGTGGTATACACCCCGCACATGCTTCCTCATATATCCGCAGAGTCCGCAACGACAAGAAAGACCCGCTGACTCAGCTAATGATAGATGCAGGCGTACCGGGGCAGACTGATTTTTACAACAAAGATGCCCACGTTTTCGAGTTTGGCATTGATCGGGCTGGCGAGTGTACGCGGGACGACTTCACGGCTGTAGAGTTTCTCGAAATTTGGTTAACGTATAAGAAACACTGGACAGACCACAACCCGTCGGTGACCATCTCAGTGCACGACCACGAGTGGCCAGAGGTCGGGGAGTGGGTTTATAAGAACTTCGACAATGTAGGCGGCCTTAGCTTTCTACCGTTCGACACAGGAACATACCAGCAGACGCCCTACGAGACATCTACGCAATTACCCGCAGAGGTAACAGTAGATTATTCAAGGTTACCTGAGTATGAGAAAAGCGACAACACAACCAGCGACAAGCAACTAGCTTGCAGTGCGGGCCATTGCGAAATATAGGAGAAGTAAAAGGTTTGAGAAGAAGTAAAAGTGAGATATGCTATTCATGTTTGATAGGGTGGGCGGCTATTGTAGTCCTCTCTGATAGTTTGGTTAGATTGATGTAGAAAACACGGGAGGCCTTCGGGTCTTCCGTATTTTTTTTTCGATTTAGGGGTTGACAAGGTTACCGGGTGCCCTTAAAATAGGCGCATATTAACCAAACAGAGAAAAAGATTATGAATTACTCAACTGAACTAAACATTGGCGATCTCGTTACAGTAGAAGGCCTATCAGGGACTGAAATGGAATACGTTAAAACTTTTACTGTAAAATCTGTAGGAGTTGACCGAATTAATTTTACTACCGGACATCGCCTTGATTGTTCAGGAGAGCTAGGTAATAACGGCGCTAACCTGTACACCAAGACCAATAAAAGAGTTGCACGATATGCAAGCTGGACTTGTGGCGAGCTGGAAGGTGAATAAACTATTACGTAACCTAGCGATCAGGTGGGACGCTAGAAGGCGGCAGGCGTCTATCAAGACCCTTCAGCGTATGATAGACTCCATTGAAGCCGACAACCGGGACAACCTCAGAACCATAGAGGCCATTAAAAACCAAATGTATTACGTTGACGGTAACCAGCCCGACCTACTCGACTAAACCACGGAGAACCCCATGATTTTTATTCACGCCCCAGCAGAATTAAAAGAATACGCCTACAGAGTCGCCGACCACCTCGGCCTTGACAGCTACGGGGAGACAGATGTATTCATTGAATACGAGGTACTCGGGGACATTGACGGGGCTATCTATGGAGACCATGAGAGCGCCTGTATTGAGCTAAACGAGGGCAGCAGCTTAACCGACAAGCTCAAAGCCCTCGCCCATGAAATGATTCACGCCCAGCAGCTTTTTAGGGGCGACCTAAGTTATATCAAGGCTGATATGTATTGGAAAGGCGAGAAGATGACAGAAGTGCCGTACTTTGAGCAGGGCCACGAAGTCGAAGCGTTTAAGCTAGAAAAAGAAATATACGAAATGTGCAAATAAGTGTTGACAGGGTTACCGGGTTCTATTAAAATAGGCCCATATTAACCAAACAGAGAAAAAGAAAATGACTAACTCAGAAATTAACAACCTTCAAAACATCGTAATGGGCTATTCTTATAATGAGCAACTAATCAACAACGCCATTGTTTTAGCGGATACTTTCGAAGTTAAGCACCTTCTAATTGCGTTAAAATCTGGCCGCAACTCTTTTGAATCCCGTATGGTCTTACAATCTTTTATTTGCAGGTTACAACAAAAATAATTGAAATAAGTGTTGACAGGGTTACCGGGTGCCCCTATAATAGCACCATCAAGACGAGAAAGACCCTAACCAACTAAAGAGAGAAAGATAATGTACAATTTTACTCAAAACGAAAAACTCGCCGCTCTGCACCTTGTTGATCAGTGCCTCGACGGCATGTGTGGTGATCGTCCAATGGATTTAGAGAGTGACCCGTATACTTGGTGCCATGTTGATGTACTTATTTCGCAAGGTTGGAGCAAGCATGCGGCCGCAGGAACTTACGGTGCTTTAGCTGAGAAAGAGGCACTTTATATAGAAAAGGATGTCAATTATCACGACGGTGCATGGACAGACATCATATCTCACGACCTTTATGAATGGGCCGAGAGTCACTGGGATGAGTTTGTAGCCAACGGAAAACCTAAGAAGTAAAACACCAACGGCCCTCCGGGGCCAAAGTTATTTTAAAAATAAATGAAATAAGTGTTGACAGGGTTACCGGGTTCTATTAAAATAGCACCATCAAGACGAGAAACACTAACTAAATACAGGAATGCAGACGATGATGGGATTAACTACTAAAAAATGGCATGACCACTATTCTGTTAGGATTACTGACTATCCTACTCTCGGATATGAGGTATTTAAGCGTAAAGACGGCTGGCATGTAGTGTCCGAGTGTACTGGAGAACCTGCTTTCTATGTCTCTGTTTTTCCAACTAAGCGACAAGCCTATAACGCAATTATCGACCACAACAATTAGGAGAGTAGATATTGCACTAGCTGAAGATATAAAGAACACCCACGGCCCTCCGGGGCCAAAGTTATTTTGAAAATAAATGAAATAAGTGTTGACAGGGTTACCGGGTGCCCCTATAATAGCACCATCAAGACGAGAAAGACCCTAACCAACTAAAGAGAGAAAGATCATGGAATTATTTAACAACAAACGTGTGATGGCCAACATGAACAAAGCAATTAAAGTTATGGGTGTCGCTTCAGAGATGGCGGGTGTTGAGTGGAAGCAAGGCGACCGTTTTGGAATTAAAGACCTTCTGGCCATGTGGGTTAAATACCCGGAAGTTTTCCCCGAGCAGCTACAGGCCCAAATGCAAGAATTTTATGATTTGTTTTATGCCGAAGTTTTAAAACGAAATTCGTAAAAACACCAACGGCCCTACGGGGCCAAAGTTATTTTGAAAATAATTGAAATAAGTGTTGACAGGGTTACCGGGTTCTATTAAAATAGCACCATCAAGACGAGAAAGACCCTAACCAACTAAAGAGATAAAGATTATGACTAACTTAAACGCCGCAACCCTCGCCAACATCACTGAAGCCACTGACGTAAACGACCACAACAGCGCTTTAGCAATCCTAGCCTACGCCCTTAATAACGAGTGGATGATCACTGAAATTACCAACCTGGACAACGCACACCTAGATTTAGGTTACATGACGGAAGAAATGATGAATGACCGCCGCCTTATTGCTCGCAGCTTGATGGATTGCGCCCGCCTCGCTTATTCTAACTTTGACGAAATCGAAGCAGCATTTTAAGAAACACCAACGGCCCTCCGGGGCCAAAGTTATTTTGAAAATAATTGAAATAAGTGTTGACAGGGTTACCGGGTTCTATTAAAATAGCACCATCAAGACGAGAAAGA